TAAGTTGATGGGGATGTTGAATTTATGCCTAAATTACCATCTCCATCTAACCTCATTTTTTCTCCAACATCTGTGCCTGAACGAGTAGTAAAAGCTATAGCACCTTGATTGTTTGTGTGAGATATGTTAAAAAACTTAATTTCTGCATTTTGGTCGCCATTGCCATCTCTATTTTGAATTGTAGTATAATTTCCATCTGTTGTATTAGTATTATTTAAATTAATCCCTTGTGGTGAAGCTATGCCTGTTGTTGTATTTGATGATGGACTCTTAATTGTTAATAAATCACTAAAGGAAAAAGACGTTGCTCCAATTCCTACCGAACCTGCAAAAGTCGCATTGTTACCAGAAATAGCAATAGGTGCATCTGTTAGCGTATTAGCATCAGACCACATAACAACATCATTAGCTGTTCCACTTCCATCTACAACTCCACCATCTGTTTCAATAATATTTCCACTAGAATCAACAGCTAGGTTTTTTGCAACTGTTCCTGTTTTATTTCCAGAACCATAAGCATTTAGCTTAATGCCACCACCACCAATAACTGTAAAATAATCAGATGCTAAGCTTTCAGAATGTATAACAAATTGATTTGCACTATCGCTAATATTTATTCTCCAGTTTCCCTGACCTCCTATAAATTGTATTTTATTACTTGTTCCATCTCCTAATCCGAAAATAGGTGAAGTAATTTTTGTAGTAATCGCTACTGTACTTGGTAAACCTACTGTAATTGTTTGACCACTTGCTGATGTTTCTATTTCATTTGTTGTACCTGCAATAGTAAAAGTTTGACTATCTAGATCAACAGATCCAGTACCACTACCACCTGCAAAATCTAAATCTTGAGCTGTTACTTGTGTATCGACATAATCTTTTACGGCAGCACTTGTCGGTAATGTAGTATCATTATCATTTGAACCTATGCCCTCTGACTCTATTACAATAGCTGATGCTTTAAAATTATCTACTTCTATATTAGAAACTGTATTGTTATCTACATCTATTGTTTTATTAGTAAGTGTTTGTGAAGATGTAAGTTGTACAATATTACTATTAGTTATGCTTGCTATTTTTGTGGATGTACTGGCGTTACCAGTTAGTTCTCCAACAAAACTTGTTGATGTGATAGATGTAGCACCAGTTACAACTCCTGCATCAATAACAATAGTTCCATCTAATACGATTTGTTGTCCTGCTAAAGGTGTTATATTTAAGTCTGTACCTGCTGTACTCGATATAGTGTTGCCATCAATGTTTAAATTATCAACTTGAAGATCACCTGTTACAAGTACATTACCTGTTACATCTAATTCTTTGCCTGATGCTGCTGCACCCCCAATACCAACACCTGCTGTAGATAAAAATAAAATACTATTATTGCCTGACCCATCGGTTATTTGTTGGGCAGTAGATGTAAGTATAGTATTAGCACTTGTCTTTAAGAGACCTACATATGTTACCGATATTTGTGTATTTGTTAATGTTGCCATTGACTTTTAAATATGTTATTAATTTTTCAATATTTTTTTTCTTTACTTTATACTTCATAATACCCAACCATTGAAAAGAGCATCTTTATCAGGATGTATATCATCATTTGAATTACTTGTATATTCTGGAAACAAGCTCTGATTGAAACTCATATAATCAATAAATCTTCTTGTATAATATTCTGCAATATCTCTATGCTTTTGTACTAAATAATCTACTTCTTCTTTACTTACACTCTCTGCGTTTTCGCTTGTGTGTTTACTTATACCACCATTTTTTATTTGGTAAGCTGCAAATGGCAAATAATCTACCATTGCAAAATGTATGAGCATTGGTTGTATATAATCATTTACAAGGTTTAGATAATTACCTGTAAGTGATGCACCTCCTGTACCTAATATATCTACACTTATTTTATTGTATAGATCAGTACCTAAATAGTTTCTGATGTGTATCTCTTGTGCAATTTTGACAAATCCAATAAATTTATCCACATCAACATTACCATCAATTATTGAATTTCTTTTTAGGTCTATTGGTTTTATAAATAATGCTGTTGCCATCTCTTAATTTTTAAATCCCATTTTATTCCAATATGCAGATGTATAACCTTTGTTAGGCATATTACGAGGTGCAATAGATACTTTTTTAGCATTTTTTTCAGGTCTGAAACCTTTTTTTATAGCAGATGTTGTACTTACTGTATCACCCAAAGATTTACTACCTTCTTTTCTTGCATATATTTTACGAGTCCAGCGATGGGAACATCGAGAACCTCCCTTATATAACCAAATAGAATAAGTATTTGTACCATCTTTTCCAAAACCTGCATTTACTACTTTATTATCCATTGCCTTTATATCTTCTTTACGATAAACCTTTTTTGCGTTCATCATCTTAATACAAAATTCTCTTGATCTACCTTTTTTAGTTTTATAAGCACCACTATAAGGTGTGTACATATATCTTACTAAAAAGATTGTATCTTCTTGACCTTTCTTTTTTGATTTACCATCTTGTTTACTGTCTCTGTATGGTTTTGCACTACCTGTATTGGCAAGTTCTGTTTTTTCGTTTAACTCTGCTATCTTTTGATCCAATTCGTTTTCTGTTTCATAATCAACCTCAAACTCATCAATAACATCATAATCTTTTAAAAGTTCTTCTTCATCTTGCCCTAAATCTATTAAAGCGTTTGCAACATCATTATCTATGTACTTATCTAAATTACTTCCCAAATGTACACAACAAGCATCCTCGCTTAATTTAACACCTGTTTCTTCTTCTTTCGTTGCTTCATCCTCTACATTCTTTAAGTCTGTAAATTCAAGTGGTTGTAGGGTCTTAAAATAAAGTTTTAATGATATTTTATTGTAAGCTAGTATTTGATCAAAAGCATCAATAAGTAAATGTTGGAAGGGTCTTATAACTGTATTGTCTAATAATATAGATGCAGTCTTTAGTTCATCTGCATTGTTTCCTAAACCTGATTGATCTTTTATACCAATAAGCATTGGACTTACAATTCTATGACTAACCATAATTTTTCTTGTGCTTTCTTCACTCAAGAATTGATATTGTTGGTGTGCATCCGATAACTGTACAGGATCAATACTCGCTGCTGTTTCTGCATTGTCGTTAAAAGCAAGAATAAATTTACCTGCATTACTGCTTCCAGAAAACTTTTGTGATATTCTTCTTTCTATCAATTCTCTTTCTTCTTCATTTGGCACACCATTGTTGAAATTTATAAGCATACTTGGAGACATACCATTCATTATATTATTTAAATGAAAATTACCTACTTCCTCCTCAAGCTCTGCATATTGTAATCCACCTTGATAATCTACTGGACTATAAAAAAAGAATCCTGCTCTATATGGTTTTATGTAAAGTATTTCTATTGCTTCTTTACTTTTACCAAATGATGGTATTCTTTTTAATTTGCTTGTAGGTTTATATTCAGACCAATCAGAAAAATAATAATAAGCATCAATCTCTCCTTTATCATTTGCTTTTTCTGCTCTTAATGTTTCTACTGGAAAATGCTCTATTTGTGCTATTGTCTTTCTGTCTTTTGAATAAATAACTTGTAAAGAACATTGACCCATTAGTTTCAAATCATAACATAATTTCCTTACACAATCATTATTAAATAAAGATATCATCTTTGCATATTGATCTGGTTTTTTATTGCTATCTGTAGCATCTAAACCTTTACCAAATATCATTGATGAGACTGCATTTATAATAGCATTGTTAGTCGGACTACCATTATATCTATCTATAAGATATTTAAAGTAGTTGTTATCTTCACCATATCCTACCCACTCTTTATTCTTATATTCTACAACTTTTGGTGTTGTATAACTACTTAAATTTATAACTCTTAAATCGTTCATACTATTATGTAATCGTTATCGTGTGATCCTGTTGTTTCATCAAATGTAAACTCTCCATTATTAATATCGTAATAATTGTTGTTAGTTTGATTAACAGTTTGATCTGTACAAAATATTTTGTCTTTATATACAACTGCACTACCATTTAGTAATGTCAAATCATAATATCTACCCTCTTTTAAAACAGGACTTATTGTAGCCGATAATCTTTTAAAATTTACATTATCTGATGCACTAACACTAGCTGAAAACACTTCTTTGTTTTTACTTGTATCTCTTAATTTCATAGTATATGAAGATACAAATACTCTAGGAATAACATCTAAGTTCTGAGCAGAAGATGATGTACTTAATACTTTCATATTAATATATCGAAATAAATCAATGATTTTGTATAGGTATAAAAAAAAAGAGGGTATAAACCCTCTCGTTTTCAACTAAATTAATAATATATTAGTTTGGTGTTATCTGAGTACCCTCTGTAGCAGCATCCATAATAGATTGTGCAACAAATAATGGTGGGTTTTGCTCAGTTGACCCAAATGTTAGTGCATAACCGAAAAAATCGCCCATCCCTGCACCTGAATTAAATGTCCCACTTATTAATTCTGCACCATTCTTTTCTCCTACTAAAAAGAAATTACTGTTATAGTCAGAGACAATGATTTGTGGTCTTGAAACTGCTAATAATTTAATTTCTTCTGATGTTTCTTTTTCTTGAAAAGTTAAGTTCAATACTAAACTTGATTCATAAAAAGTAGTACCATTCTCTCTTGAAGATGTTACTGTTGTGTCTAATGTTGAATTACCTTTAACATCAAACTTCATTAGTGTTGGACTTCCAGAAATAGCAGTTACTTCTCCACCTGATGTTGTCAATCCACCAAGACCTCCAAAATCTACAAAGAATACTGCTTTAATTCCACCTACACCTGTTTTACAAGGTAAACCTCTTCCTTTTGTTAAGTTACAAGCCATAATTTTTAATTTTTATAAAAAAAGGTAAGTAGGCTTATACCCACCTACCTCTTTTATGTTAAACTATTATTAAGAATATAAAACGATGTCTGATCCAATTCCGTGCTGTACTCCTGCACTTCCTCTTAGGACAACTCTTACATTTTGACTTCCATCAATGTCAGCCATATCAATTAACTTAACTTCTTGCCAGTCATTTAATAGACCTGTTCCGAAGAATAAGTTAGAAGATTCTGCTGCAACCATTTTATCATTTCCTAAACCAGGAGCTGTAAATAATGGAATACCTTGAAAGTTCATCTCTGTTTGACCAACGTTGTAAAGCTCTCTATATCCTAAAGCAGCTTGTGCTTGAATATAAAACTTAGCTGCACTTGTTGGAATATAGATTTTTACATCTTCTTTACCATAAACTGCACTAGGAATAGCATCTACTACTTTTCCTAATTCTGCAATTATATTTGTAGCCGAAAGTGTTGTACCTGTTACATCAACAACATCTCCATCAGCTGCAAGTAGTGCTTGGAATCCGTTAAATTCTCCTGCGTTAGCAGTTGCACCTTGCCAAATATTTTGCTCTGTTTTTTGAGCAACTTTAGCTGAAACTTGTGCAATTAAGAAATCAGAGAATTTTTTAGGTAAGTTATCATATTGGCTAAAGCCCATAGATTGTGCATCCCAGTCTTGTCTGAAATCTTTTTTACATAACTGAAGGTTCACTTGGAATTCTTCTGGTTGTAAGATTCTTTCTGTTAATGTAACGTTTGAAGTAGGGTCAAAATCACAACTAGCATCCTTTAAAATAGAATCTAATGCTAATTTCTTGATTACTTCTTTAAATTTAATATTGGGTTTAATTGAAACCCCGCCTTGTGATAACGTAACTCCACTTAGTAAAGCTGCTGCGATATATTCACCTGCAAACTCTCCTGCGTAAGTAGTTGTTATACTTGTTGTAGTAGCCATATCTTTTTTATTTATTTAATTATTATAATTCTCCAACTGAAATTGATGAAGCTGCGTTACCATTTCCACTTAAGAAATAGCTAGTCCCGTCAGAATGTATTTCGATGTAATCACCGATACTTTCTGCATCATCTTCAAATGTTACTCTATCTACTGCATCAGCCTCAACGATTGCTCCGTTTACAATTACTCCACCATTAATAGTATCTCTACTATCTGCTGGTGATTGTACTACGAAGTCAGTTGAAAATGCTCCTGATACGATAAATTTTGCTTTCCACCCAGCACTTAGTGCAGGTAAAGTTATTGTATAACCTGTTCCAGAAATTTTAAATACTTTTCCAGAATCTGATAGATTTAATGTTGCCGATGCTGAAACTAATTCATAGTCATCGAAAATTCTCATTACATCATCGCTTATGTGTGTTAATACTGCCATAATTTTTTATTTATTTATTTATTACTTATAGTTTCCATTACTCTGTCTAGAGTAGATTTTGTCCTGTTTTGAGCAAACTTAACTTTAAAGTTGTTTTTCTTCTCCTCAGGATTATGTTTTAAAGGCTCTGCTGCTGGTTCGGATAATTCTTGTTTTAGAATTTCTTTTTCTTCTGCATCACTATTTAAAACTTCTGTAACTGCTAAAGATACTTCCTCTAGAATTTGTGATGACATTTCCTCTTTATCTTTTGGAGACATCATTTTTTCTACCATATCTTTAAGTTCGTCCATTTCTTTTCTGAACTCTTCTCTAGTTACATAACTCATTTCTTCTTTGTCTTCTTCCTCTTTTTCTTCTTCTTCTTGAGCTTTGATTTCTTTAATCATACCCTCTTCTTCGACAACTAATACACGAGAATCTTCTAGTTCGTACTCTCCTACTGGAAGAGCAACATTTTCGTCTTCAGTTTTAATAAAGACTTCTTTACCTGATTCAAAAGCATCTGCTTCTAAAACAGTTCCGTTCTCTAATTTGAGTTCAGCTAACTGGATGTCAGATAGCTCAACACCTAAGAGATTTTTTACTTGTTTTATCATTTCTGTAGCTTTCATAATTATATATCGCTTTTTTAAATTAATTTTGCATTTTTAACTGCTTCTTGTTATTTGACCTATGCCTTGTGCGTGTAGTTCGCCAGTACAACACTCAATCTTATAAGTCAATTCGTCTTTACATAGACAAGCCCTTCTTCCCCCTTTTGGACTAGTGTAGCTAGGTATGTAGTCTTGTTTTTTCATTTCTTGTTACTTTTTGGATGTCCTTTTGGTAACAGATCAAAGTCTCCTGTGTACTTAGGGTTTTGTGGCCTACCATTTCTTACCATATACATATAAGCATTTACTCGTGCCTGCGCCCAAGCTGTAGGAGATTTGATTCTAGGGCTATGAGATACATTAAATGCACCTAAGCCTCTTTGAAATACTGCTTTTAATTGTCCAACTGTAACACCATATCCTAGTTTCTTTTTATACCTTTCGTTAAATTCGTCTGACTTTTTTTGTAAGGATGCTAAATCTTTTTGTGAGACCTTTGCTCCTCTGCTTGTTGAAGCATCTCCTTTAGCTGTACCTTTACCTTTTGGATTACGATTTGGTGTTCCTGATTTCGGTGCTTTCTTGCTTGGTTTGATACCGCCTCTTGGACCTATCTCTGCCATCTTTACGCACTTATGTTTTTGATAATCTTTCTTATATCCTTTTGGACATTCATATTTCTTAAACTCTTCTTCTGTTAGTGCGTGTTTCTCACAAGGCATATACCAAGTCTGATCTTCAAATTCGTGTTCGTGTATTCCATCACACCCTATATCCTTTGCTATCTTTTCGGCCATTGCTTTATCAGCATAAGCTAGTCTATCCATAATAATTGCAAAGTCATCATTTACTTTTTCACTATACAAATCTAATTTGCCAAGCTCTTTAAGTTTTCTTTCTGAATATCTCTTCGCTGCTAAACCACCCCACAATAAATATGAGATTGTACCACAAGCCTCCTTGTCATCAGGTTTGTAATATTCCTCAGCTCTTGACAAGAAAGAATACATCCTACTAATAGTCTGTTCACTTATAGGCTTACCTTGTGCTAATTGTTGCGCCCTAATCTTACCGACATCTGTAGCGCATTTATTGTTTACTTTTTTATTTAAATCAATTCCTCTCTTTGCATTGTTCTTTACTGCATCAGGATAATCACTAAAACTTTCAAATATTAGTCTTTTACCAGCTTTGTATCTTTTGTCATTTCTAATTATACCTTTAATCTGTGATAATAATTCTTGCGCCTCCTCTTCTTCTATTTCTGCAAGATCGTTAATAGTAGGGTCTTTTGGTCTCTCTGCTTTGTCAGCGAAATAACCCTCAATACTAAAACCTTTGACTTTACCTGTTTTTACAAACTCTTGCCATACTTGTTCGTTATTTACTTTGACTGCACCTACCCAAGTACCTACAGGATATTCAAGACCATATAAAGCTGTCTTGTCTTTCTTTGTATCTTCTACTATCCAAGATTCTACAAGTGATAAACCTTTAAGTGTATGTTTATGCTCTAGTGTAGAATTGTTTTGGTTTCCTTTCTGTAAATAAATTTGGGAGGCCTTTCTTACTGTATCTCGTGAGAAGTATATATAATATTCATCTTCACCACTTTTTCTATATATAGGTTTGTTAGGTACAAGTAAAGCTCCCAATAAAATTCTTTTCTCTTTATCTACCTCTGCTAGTTGTAGTTGTTGTTCACCTTTGAGTGCTATAAAATCCTCTTCTATTGCAGGATTCTCAACTATACTAATTGCTTCTATTCCAGTTAAATCTTCGTTGTCGTCTAAAATTAATTCAACTATCTTCATAATAATATATCGTTTTTAATTAATTATTTTGCTTATCCTAATGAACTTTCCTGTATAATATTTCTATCTAAACTTTGTGCTGTTGTTACATCTCCTGATACTACAAATGCTTTAACAGGTTTGTCGGTCTGTGTAGCTAGTGTTTGGGCTAATTGATTTTGAGGATCACTACCTACAATGTTAAACGATGGTGCTTGTGGTGCAGCTCCACCTCCACCAACTCCACCACCACCTGACATTCTTCCGCCAACTGATGTCTGTGGAATTTTAACCGCTAAAATAGATTTCACATTCTTTAAACCATTTGAAAGTATTGATGCAGCATTAATAAATTTTAACGCTGTTTCAAAAGGTGTTACAGTTGTTGCTGCGAGTGCATCAGAAACACCACGATATGTGTTAATAGTTGCTGCTGCAACTGCAAATGCTTTTCCAGCTTTTGTTTCTTCACCTGCTATTCCTGATAATTGACCTAGAGCCTTTTCTGTTTGAGCAAATATTTTATCTTTAGCGTCTGCTTCTGCTTTTGCTACTGCTACTTTTGAATCACTATTTTCTTTTTCTATTCTAGCCTCCTCGTCTTCAATTTCTTTTTTTCTTTCAAAGTTTGTTTGCCTAGATTGTTCCATAAACTCATCAAGAGCTATTTGTGCATCAATCTTAGCTTGTGTTCCGTTTGCTGCTTCATCTATTATTGCTTGTAGTCTATTAGATTGCATTTCTTGTTCCTCTGCATCTATTTCTTTTTGTTTATTTAATCTTTGTAAATTATCTTCTATTTGTTCTGCATTAAATCTTTTTTGTTCTATAGATAAATTAGCTGTACTTTCTAATCTTGCATTTTCTAACGCCAACAACTCGTTATTAAGTGCAATTTCATTAATTTTTTGCTCTGACATAAAGCCTGTTACCTGTGCCTCTATAGCTGCTTTTTCTGCTATTGCATCTTTTAGTCTAACTTGTGCATCTATGTTATCTTCGTTTCCTTTTAAAGCCAATCTTGCTGCTGCAATTTCTATATCAGCATTTTCTTTCATTACTTTAGCTTGATCCTCTAAAGTTTTTTTCAGGTTATCGTTAGCTTCAATTCTTTTTTCTATACTTAAAGTAGTATCGTCCCTAACTTGTCGTAAACTTTCTGATTCTCTATCAAATTGTTCTAGTAATATTCTATTCTGAGCTGCTGCTAATTTGGATGCCTTTTCTAATTCAACTAAACTTATAGCTGTTTGTAAAACAGATTTTGCATAATCTTCTGTTTCGTTTTTAATTTTTTTAAATGTTTCTACTGTTTTATCAACTGTACCATCAACACCTGTAAAAACATCTACCAACTCTTTACCAGCAGATTTTGCATCTTCTGCTGCACCAGCAAAGTCTCCTTTAAAAAATTTCTTGATTGCACTACCAGCAAAACCAATAGTATCAATCATTGACCTAAATCTTTCAAGTATGTTGTTTTTTATAGCATTACCTAGATTTTTTAAAGATTGTAAAGGATCAGAGAAAATAGCATCAAAAGAAGATTTTACACTTCCAACATTGTCTAAAATAAAATTTATAAAGTCTTGAAATATAATAGATGTCGCTTCGAAGGCTATACTAAAGCTATCAGCAACCCTTTGATTTTTACCTAACGCTTCTGTAAGTTTTGCAAATGCTGCTATAATAAGACCTATACCAAGTGCTTTTAATGCCCCTCCAATTTTTCTAACACCACCTGCTGTTTTTTCTGATGTTTTTTCTATACCCTTTAAACCTTTTTCTGTCTGTTCATTAGTATTTTGTACTTCTTTATTAAGGCCTTGTATTTCTTTTTTTAGATCATCTACCCCTCTTGTTGCAGCTCCAGTTTTTACTGTGAAATCTACTACTATTTGTTTTGCCATTTTATTTCTTTTTTAATTTGTTCAAATGTTCTTTTAAATGTTTTTGGTAGCTCATACTTACCCTGCGCTATTCTGATGTTCTCAGTTTCACCATTTGCAAACTCTAATAATTGTAATATGTTTTGTATCATACACTTGTTATTTTATTTAATAATTCTAAACTACTCTCTCCTGTCTGTAAGTTTGTAGTAATTTTATTTATTATAAACTCTTCATTGCTTATTATAAGAGTATCACTTAATTTATATTCAAGTAAAAAGCTCTGTGGTAATATGGCCTTTACTTTTACTAATCTTCTATTGTAACTAAACAAATCACTTATGTAATCACTATAGAAAGTTTTAAATAATGTATTGTCATCTATCTGACCTGTAACAAAAGGGTTAACCTCTCTTGAGAAATTTAAAGTTTGACTGTCTGACGATACTGTATATGTTATTGTTACATTTCCAGGATCATCAACATTACTTGTAATTATTACACTATTCTTAACTACAGGATTTATTGTCGTGTTTGCACCATTAGCTACTGTAACTGTTTGAGGTGCATTGTTCCCATCTAAATAACTAAATGTTATAGAATTAGGCTCACCTGATACTGCTAAAAATACACTAGCTGTACCCTCTTGAAAGTTTGTACCTCTATTTATTGTGCTTATACTTGCAGGTGTTCCTGTACCATCGCCATCAAACATTTGTATAGGTGTACTGCTTACACTTGTGTTTTTCTTTATAAATAATAAAGGCTTCCCTATTGTTGGACTTTGGTTGTCATCTACAAAATATCCAAAACCTATATTTGTGTTTGCACCACCATTTACATTTTTCAATCTTTCAAACAACATCTTTTCGTAAGGTGTTTTGACAACATAGTCTTGACCTCTATTTAATCTTGGGTCTCGACCACTACCTGTTGCTGTACTAGCTTTTACAGACCCATATTCTCTTGTGTTTAATTTATTGTAATAAAATGCACTAAATGATTTAGGCTCTTCAAAACTAAAACTAATATCATTAAAAGGTACGCTAAAGTTTGATTCTCCCTCTTCTGTATTTACAAACTCAGTTATATCTCTAGTTGCACCACCTGCATAAAAGCTATCTAGCGTTTGTACTTTTATTTGACTAAATGTACTACTTGATACATCATCATCTACAAAAGCTGTAAGGTTAAATGTTTTAAAAAGGCCTGTTAAGAAATTTAATATTTTCATATCAGGTATCTGGTCTGCAATATAAATTGTATCTACTACTGAGCTTGGACTTATTGTACCAGCAGCTACAGTTCTTGCATTTTCAAACACACCTAATCTTGTAAGTGTTTTAGTAAAAGACATTTCATAAGTCATATTTAAACTTGTTTCTGTTGTCTCTATAACAAACTCTACATTATGTCCATCTACTGTATTAAATAAATCTGTTACAAACTCAAACTCTAATATTGTATTTGTAGTACCTGATGTGTGATCTAATTCAGATATAACTTCATTTGTACCTGCTTTCCTTAATCTAACTGTAAATTGTTTTGTATTAACAGATGGTGTTACAGTCCATTTGACTTTCATCTTTTCGATGTCTTGGCCATTATTTAATATACCTGTTTGAAATCTAAATATACCCCCATCAAATACAGGTGCAAATCCTGTAAAACTATCAGGAGGGTTTTGTGTTGTACTATTGTCAAAGAATTGTGTAACATCACCTGTAAAACTTTGTATCTTATCTACTACTATTAAATTAGTATTTGTTTCATTTGTAGGTGTTACTCCTATCTCTCCTTTGTTTCTATGTAGCCACATATATATATTAGAAAAGAATCCTGTTGTTTTAAAAAAGTCATCAGTAAAGTTTACATCTATTTCTGCATCTTGTTCTATTACTTTAATAATATCTATAATTCTTAATGCAGGTTTTAAATCAGTAAACTGAAAACCTTTAGTTGTACC